GTATTGAACAACCTACACGGCTTCCGTGTTTATGTTTCAAACAACCTGCCAGCAAAAGGTACAGGCGCAGGTACTTCAGGTACAACAGCACAAAACGACAACTACGGTGTTATCGTTGCAGGTCAGGAAGATGCAGTAGCATCAGCGGAGCAAATCAACAAAGTTGAGAACTACCGTGACCCTGATTCATTCGCAGACATCGTACGTGGTATGCACCTATATGGACGTAAAATCCTACGCCCAGAAGCGCTTATCACAGCACGTTACAACGCTGCTTAATATTACATAGCTTGTTGGGCTGGTCTTGTCAAGAGGCTGGCCCTTCAACACATTTAATAGTAGGATAACTCTATGGCTACTTTTGTCGCACTAACAAATGAACTACTACGTAGACTGAACGAAGTTACACTAGATACTGCTGGTGATGGCTTTGATACAGTACGTAACGTTCAAGCCTTAGCTAAAGACGCAATCAACAGTAGTATTAGACTTATTCTGCAGGACGGTCAAGAGTGGCCTTTCCTTAAAACTACTTATACACAGACACTTACTATAGGCACTAGACAGTACAGCTTTCCTTCAGACTACTCTAGTGTTGACTGGGATACGTTCTACCTTAAGAAGTTAAGCTCAGAGGGTAACAGCCCAATGAACTTGAAGCCTATGTCTTTTGAAGAGTACACACAGAATGTACGTGCATCAGATGATAGTGGTGATCAAGTTAGCGGTGATGGACCACCCATTCGTGTATATCAAACACTAGGTGAATCTTTCGGTGTTACACCTATCCCTAACGCAGCATATGAAGTAGAATACGTATATTGGTCTTACCCTTCAGACATGACATTGTATGATGACGTAGCAGTTATACCTGATCGTTTTAAGCACGTAGTTATTGATGGTGCTATGATGTTTATGATGCGCTTCCGTAGTAATGAACAAAGTGCAGCTATGCATCAGAATAACTTTGAGGATGGCATTAAGTCTATGCGTCGAGTACTGATGGATGATGCTATCTCTGTTCGTTCTACTGTTATAGGTAAAGCAAGAACTAGTTCATTTAATGACGGTGCATAATGGCTGATAACTTAGCATCCTTCAAAGTATTCTGCCAAGGCGGTTTAAACACTAGTCGTGATGTGCTGTCACAAGGTGAGACTCAACCTGGTTCAGCTATCTCTTTGATCAACTATGAACCTGCTGTTACTGGTGGTTACAGAAAGATCAACGGATTTAGTAACGACTACGGTACAGTTCCAGGTACACTAAAAGTTCTAGGTGTTTGTGTTGCTAACGGTGTCAACGATGGTATTCTAGCTTGCCGTGCACCGTCTAGTGGTTCTAACTATCTACACTATTGGGATACAGCTACATCAGCTTGGGTTGCAGTAACTACTTCTGGTTCGCCTACAATGTCAGGTGTAACCAAGGTACGCTTTACTAAGTACAACTGGGGTAGTCCAAAGGTAATGCTTACTGATGGTATTAACCCTGCAGCTACATATGATGGTACAACTTATACGCAGATAACACACGCAGATGCACCCAGCGCACCTAAGTTTTCACACGTATTTAAGAACCATATGTTCTTAGCAGGTGATCCCAGTGAAGACACGAATCTTTATTTTAGTGCACCTTACGATGAGACTAGTTTTGCTCCTGCTGATGGCTCAGGCGTTATTAACGTGGGCTTCCCTATCGTAGCTATCAAGTCTTTCCGTGATGTGTTGTACATCTTTGGTACTAACAACATTCGTAAGCTTGCTGGTGATAACATCTCTAACTTTGTGTTACAGGAAGTTACAGATGATCTAGGCTGTATGGCTTCAGACAGTGTTATTGAGATAGGTGGTGACCTACTCTTCTTATCACAAGATGGCTTACGTCCTATCTCTGGTACAGATAAGATTGGTGACGTTAACCTAGAGACAGTATCAAAAGACATTCAGTCTATCTTTACTGACATTGTGTTTGACATTGATCTTGAAGGATTGAACGCAGTAGTCATACGACAAAAGACACAGTTCCGTTACTTCTTTGCTGCAGCAGACTCACAGGGTATTATTGGTGGGTTTAGACAAACACCTAACGGCTTACAGTTTGAATATAGCCAGATGTTAGGTATTACAGCTACAGCATCAGACAGTGGTTACATTGGTCAGTACGAATACGTAATTCACGGTGATGATAACGGTAAAGTACACCGCCAAGAACAAGGCAATGACTTTGACGGTACAGACATCTTTAGTGTATTCCAGACACCATTCTTCCATATGCAAGACCCAGAGCAACGCAAAGTGTTCTACACTGTAGCTACATATCTACGTGCTGAAGGTGACAACGAGATCGTTATGTCTGCTTTGTATGACTACGAAGATGTAGACACACTAAGTCCAACAAACTTTACTTTAACAACTGCAGGTGCTGCAGCATATTATAATGAAGCACTATACGACAGTACCGCAATCTTTGATGGTAACCCTGCCCCAGTTAAACGTACTAACATCTCAGGTTCAGGTAAGTCAGCATCATTTAAATTCGTAACTAATGATTCCAATGCATCACACAGTATTCAGGGTCTAGTGATAACATTCGGGGTAGGAGACAGGTTATAAAATGGCAGGTTATTCAAGACAGTCCGTAGCTGACATTATCGCTAATGCGGTTATTAAAGCTGCACCAGTAAACGCAGAGTATAATGCAATACGGGATGCCTTTGCTTTCGTAGGTGGACACAAACACGATGGTAGCTCTACTGAAGGTGCTTACGTACCTTTGATTGCTGACGTTGATGCATTAAACAAAGTTGTAGTAGATACAACTAACAACCGTGTAAGTTTTTATTCTGAAGTAAGTGGTGCTGCAGTTGAGCAAGTCCGCATTCAAGACGGTGCTATTGTTCCTGTAACGGATGATGATGTAGACCTTGGTGCTGTAGGTGCTGAGTTTAAAGACTTGTACGTAGATGGTGTAGGCTACATTGATGCTATTGTAGGTACGCTTACAGGTAATGTGACAGGTGACTTAACTGGTAACGTAACAGGAGATGTCACTGGTGACCTTACAGGTAATGTTACTTCGTCAGGCACATCTACCTTTACAACTATTGACGTAAACGGTGGTAACATTGACGGTGCAGCTATCGGTGCAACTACTCCCGCTGCAGGTGACTTTACTACAGTAGATGCTACAGGCAATGCCACAGTAGGGGGTACACTTGGTGTAACAGGTGCAGCTACATTGTCTAGTACATTGGCAGTCACAGGAACGTCTACATTTACAGGAGAAGTTACTGCTGCTGATCTAACTGCTACAGGTACAACTACTGTAACAACTGCAGACATTAATGGTGGTAACATAGATGGTACAGTTATTGGTGCTAGTAGTGCTGCTGCAGGTAGCTTTACTACTGTATCGACATCTGGACAGGCTACCTTGGCGACTGTTGATATTAATGGTGGGGCTATTGATGGTACTATTATTGGTGCAACAAGTCCAGCAGCTATCACAGGCACGACAGTTACAGCAACTTCTTTTGTCGGGCCAGTCACAGGTAACATCACAGGAAACGTTACAGGCAACGTAACTGGTGATCTGACAGGTGATGTAACAGGTAACGTTACTGCTTCAAGTGGTTCATCTACATTTAACGATGTGACTATCAACGGCACATTGAACATGGATGCAGCTACTACTGCTACCATCACTAACCTAAGTACTCCTGTAAACACAGGTGATGCCGCAAGTAAAGGGTATGTAGACACACAAGTAGCTAACCTCGTAGACTCAGCCCCAGGTACACTAGATACACTAAACGAACTAGCTGCTGCTCTAGGTGATGACCCTAACTTCTCCACAACTATTACAACAAGCATAGCAACTAAGCTCCCACTAGCAGGTGGTACGATGACTGGTGCTATTGCTATGGGTACAAACAAGATCACTGGACTAGGTGATCCTACTGCAGCACAGGATGCAGCTACACAGAACTATGTAACAACTAACTTCCTAGACTTATCTGGTGGCACTATGACAGGTGCTATTGACATGGGTAGCTCTAAGGTTACAACTACGTATGCTCCTGTCAACGGTCCAGACTTGACAAACAAGACATATGTTGATAGCATTCTAGGATCAGCTACTGCTGCCTCTGCAAGTGCTGCTGCTGCGGCTACATCAGAGACTAATGCTGCAACAAGTGAAACTAACGCAGCTAACTCAGCTACTGCTGCGGCTTCTAGTGCTACAGATGCTGCTGCATCATATGATGACTTTGATGACAGATACTTAGGTGCTAAGGCTACTGCTCCTGCACTAGACAATGATGGTGATGCTCTTATAACTGGAGCCTTGTACTTTAATACTACTTCTGATATAATGTTTGTGTACGGTGGCTCTGGGTGGCAAGCTGCAGGTTCATCTGTAAACGGTACATCAAGTAGAAACACATATACAGCCACAAGTGGTCAAACAAGTTTTGCAGCAACCTATGATACAGGTTATGTAGATGTATACCTTAACGGTATTAAACTATTAGCAGGTACAGATTTTACTGCTACGTCAGGTACAGCTATTGTACTGACAACGGGTGCTACAGCAGGAGACATCGTAGACATTGTAGCCTACGGTACATTCTCATTAGCTACCCACTATACTAAAAACGAAAGCGATGCACGTTATGCACTAGCAGATGATGCACTTGCTTTAGCTATTGCGTTAGGATGAGGAAATAAAGAATGGCTAACACTTTTAAAAACGCAGTTAGTTCAGCAATAGGCACATCCCAAACA